GCGATGAACAGCTCGTGCGCGGTGTGGGCGACGCGGCGCAGGATTTCGCGTAGCATCATTGACCCCCTGGAGGTTGTCCGATGACTGTTGCGCTCGCAATGATCTTGCGGCCGTTCGTGCTGCTACTCGTCATGGTCGTGTTCTGCGCGCCGGTCACGTATGCAATCCGACGATGGATGCGCGATGGCGCGCTCAAGCGGTTGCTACTGCGCCCCATCGGTCGAAAGCAGGCCAGCAGGGATTGATCCACGCAACAGCGCAGCACCATAAGGCGCGGTCCGCATCAGCGGATTGCCTTGCGACAACAGACCTTGCGTCAGGTACATCTGCCCGGCAGGCGACGACATGAACGCTTGGAGTGGGACGCCGACGGTCGCGCCGGCTACGCCTTGCCCGAGCTTGAGTCCTTGCGTGAGTAGCGATCCGCCGAGGAAGTCCCGCCAGAACTGCCGCTGTGCGGTCCCTGAGTTCGGCACCGAGTCGCGCACGAACGCATTTGCGACCTTCGCAAGATCGGCGACTTCGGTATCCCCGCGCCCATACAGGAACGCATTCTCGTTGTTTCGCCTTGCCGCCTGAGCCAGACGCCCCGGGAACGTGTCGCCGCTGCCGTCATTCTTGACCGCTGCGCCGATCGTCTTGAGATTGCGATACTCACGGCGCGCGGTCTGCCATGCCGCCTGGTCGGCAGGACTGATTGAATCGTCCATCGCCTGACGGATCACGCCTTGCAGTTCCCCGAGCCGATTGCGCAGGTCGCCGTTGCTCGTGCCGCGCATCTGCTTGCCGATCTTCGAGTCCAACCGACGGTAGAACTCCCCGCCAACGGTCCCGTTCTGCTGCATGTGACCGAAAAGATCATCCACGTAGCTGTTGACGATCTTCGCGACGTCACTCGTCTCCTTCTCTGCGACCTCTGCCTGCAACCCGCTGACGCGCTGCAAGAACGGCATCGTGACGTTCAGGTTATTGCGCTGCGCGAGTGCGCTGAATTGCCCGCCGATACGCGTTCGCGCGGCGTTCAGCACATCAGGCGTGAGCGCGTCGCCCTTCTCGCCCATCGTGCCGAGCAGCGCACGATTCAACGCGCTCGTCTGCGCTTGCCGCTGCGCCGCCGCCCGACCTGCCGTGAACGGCATGTCCTCCATGACGGATTCAATCGCGAGCAGCGGCTTCGACTGCGTGAGCTGCCCAGGCAGAAGTTGGATGCCCTTCTGCTTTGCAAGATCCGCGAGTCTCTGCATCTCGGCGTTCAGCGGGGGGGCCTGAACGGGCCGCACCATCCGGCCAACGGCATTTGCGATGACCTGCCCGGCAAGACCACCAGCCGCGCCCATCACCGCGTTGCCGAAGCGACTCTCTCCGTCCGCCGTCGGCTGCATTGCGCCAAGAACGCCGCCGATCGCAGCCGACCCGGCAAGCGTGTTTGCCCCAGGGATCGCCATCGTCGGCAGCGTCGCGCCGATGTTGCCGACGATGTTCCCAATCTTGCCCGCGGTCGTGTTCATCAGCGGCGCGTCCAGCGCGCGCGCTTCGTCGATTGTCTTCTGATCGACGAGCCCGACCATCTGACCCGCGCCTCGACCAAGATCCGCAACCGCTTTCCCGGACCCGGCCAGGAAAAGCTGCAGCGCGTTCATGCCTTTCGTCGGATCGGGCTTCGGTTCGGCGAGTTGCTCGCGCACGCCGATTTGCGACAGGAACTGCTCTTTCGGCATGTCGGCGTAGAACCGCGCATGCAACGCGTCGCCGAGCTGGGCGTCGCTCATGTCGCGGTACTGCGGAAACCGCTGCCGAATCTCCGCGATGTTCATTTGCCCCTCCCGCGCAGGCCGAGCGGGTCATCGGAAGGACCAACCGGCGGCGTCACCTGGAAGAACGGCACAAGCGGCGTTGCGCCTTCAACGCCCTTCAGCCGCTCAACGTTCGCCTCGTGCGCCTTGATCGTGTACATCGACGCCTTGCGCTGCACAGCCATCAGCGTCCGAAGTTCCGGCAAGGTCATCGAGCCAATGTCACCAGACGCCGCGCGCTCAATAAGCCGGCGCTCATAATCGGTAAGCTGCCCTTGTCCGGCAAGTTGCTTCGCGCCATCCACAGACATCTGCGCAAGACCCTGTATCGCGGTTCGCGTGTTTTGAAGTATTTCCTCGTTGCTCTTTCCGCCAACCCCGATCACCTGCCCGACCTGACGCAACAGCATTACAGGAGCCGTTCCGGGGCCGGCAAGGATCTTTCCGCTGTCCAGCGCACCGATGACGCGATCGATTGTGCCAAGAGTGCCTTGCGCCGCTTGCGCCGCATCGCGCCCTGATGCGACAGCCTTCCCGATCTCGCCCGCGAGCGTTTCGCCGAACTTGCGTTCCGTGCTCACCGACACCGGCACATTGACCCGCGTTGCACCGGCTGACGCCTTGCTCATCTCGTAGTTCTGATACGGAACGTTCGGGACCGCTTTGTAGCCGCCTTCGGACTGCGTCAGCATGAACGGCTGATTCGCATTCGGGATCACTGCGCCCGGCTTGACCGCATAGGGATCGACCGCGACGCCGTTGACGAACTCGGCTTTGTTGCGCGGGGCGAGCAACGTCCGATCACCCGCCGGATTGCTTTCGCTGATCGATTGCGCGAATGCGCGCACAGACTCCGGCGTGTAGTCCTTCTGGTCGATCTTGTTGAACGGACTTTCCATCTTCGGGAACATCCGGTCGGCAGCGGCTTTCGGGTCGATGCGATACATCGACAGCATCCGGCCCGTCGGGTCGCGCTGCATCAAGTCCGCCTCGATCGCAGCCCGCGCAGCCTCCGAGCGCACGCGATCTTGCTGTGCCTGCGCGCGGTCCTCCGCCGTGTACTGAGCCTGCTGCGCCCGATACGCCGCTTCGGCCGCCGCCTCCTGCTTGCGCATGTCCATCAATTCGCGCTGCCCCTGCGCCTGCCGAGCGGCCTGATAGCCCTGCATGCCGCCCATCAGCCCCTGAGAGAGCGCCGGAGCAAACTGCCCGCCGCGCGTCGGCGTCAGCAGTCCAGTCGCAAGTCCCATCAGCAGCGCAGAGCGCGGATCGTCCATTCCAAGAAGGCTCACGACTCGACCCCCATCACGATGCAGTGAATTTTCGTCCCGCTCGACATCGCAGCCGACGATTGAATCTGCACGGTCGTCGTGCCAGGCGTGACGTGCAGCACGAGCCCGGATTGCGAAGACGTTGCAACGGCAACCGGCGTATTCGTGAACGCACTTGCGAACGTCACGGTCACCGATGTAGGCGAGCCAGTGCCAATCGTCACCGTGAACGCCTGATCCTGCCCGGTGATGCTTGCGCCAGTTCCGCCGCCAGCCGTGATCGTAGGCGCGGCACTGTCGGCATAGAACACGAGCTTTTGGTACTCGGGGATGCGCAGCCGGTTTGTGAACACGTCGGTTCCGTTGTTCATCCTCACCGACCCACCGGAACCCGTGTTGAATTGGATGCTCGCCGCCGTCGTCGATGTCGTCGTCGCATTGATGGAGCGCGCTGCGTTGACCGTGAAGTCTCCACCATCACCTGAGCCGGTGACCGTGACCTCGAACTCGCCATCCTCGTGCACGCGCAGCACTTCGTTCCCGCGCGCGGACACCCGCAACGGGCTTGCCGTACTGGTCGCCAGCGTGCCGATTTCGCACAGGAATTGCGATCCAGCTCCCGACGATGACGCCGCCGACTCGGTGAACTTCATTGCCGTGCGCGCGGCCGTCGTAAGCTGCCACGTCCACGACTGATCGTAGTTCGCCGCCGCGACCGTGCCAGACGCCACGGCATCACCGATTGCGTCAAGCGTCCCCGTCGCCAGCGGCGCGCCGCTTGCACGCTGGTAGTCGATGCATCGCCAGTTCCCCGACCCAAGCGACAGCATCGTGGCAACGTCACCAGCAGCCGTCGTGATGTTGCCGCCACCGGGCAGGATCAACGACGTGCCGTTGTGCGTCAGCGTCAGTACGCCTGCGAAGACCAGAACCCGCTCGATCCCTGCCGACAGCGTGCCGAGCGCCGTAATCGTCGTCGTGCCGGTCACGGTCACGAAGCGTTCATTGACGCTCGCGAGGTTCGTCGTTGCGGCACTCGCAATGCTCGTGCTCGCCCATTGCTGGCGCACGACCTTCTGGATCTCGCGAAGGTTGTCGTCGAGGTTGTTGGAAATCGAAGTCGAGCCCGCCGGCTTGTTGCTCGCCGCCGTCGTGCTCCACTGCGTCAGGGTTGCATCAACATCCGCTGCCATGTCGTGTCCTTACCGGAATGCGCTCAGAAGACCATACGCGCCAGCGGCAGCGCCAAGACCGGCAGCCCACGGGTTCACGTATGGCGTCGGGCTGGTCGTCGTGCCGCCGCGCACCGCCTGCGAGTAGGCGTTGCCGTAGGTCTGAAGATTCGTGAACGGCTGCTGCTGCTGCCGCAGGAACTCGTTGTAGTCGAACGTCCCCGCGTTGCCGCCAAGCGCGGCATTTCCCTGCCCCATGCCGTACAGCGCCTGCGCTTGCTGGATCGGGTTGTTCGCGATGTTCAGCGTCGGTGCGATGCTGCTCATGGCGAGGTTGTTGTTGCCTTGCCATGCGCCGAACTGGTTGCCGATGTCCTGCGCCGACACCCCGCTGTTGAACTGCGACAGGTTCTGCGTCAGGTTGGCGTTCCGGTTCAGGTCTTGCGCGCCGAGATTCGCGTTGAATTGCTGCGCCTGCTGTCCTTGCTGCACGTCGAACATGCCTGCGTTCAGCAGGTTTCCGCTGTTGAACTGCCCCTGCGCCTGATATCCGCCGAGATTGCGCGCAAGATCCGTCGCGCTCATGCCGGCGTTGAACTGCGACATGGCATTGGACGCCGCCGCGTTCGTGAGGTTCGTTTGCTGCTCGCGCCCCGCCTGACCTTCGCCGAGTTGCGCCTGCAGGCCGTAGTCCTGCATCCGCATGTTCGTCGCCACGCGCCCAAGCTCGCCGGCGAGCTGCCGCTGAGACTCGGCGCGCATCTGCTCGATGCCGGTATTGCCGAACGAACCCGACGCACGTTCGCGCGCATCCAGCCCCGGGGCCGTCGTCAGGTTGTAGTTGCGGATCGTGTCCTGCTGCGCCTGATCGATCGCCGATTGGAGGTACGGGTTGTTCAGCCCAAGCAGCGCGTTGCGATTCGCGGTCGTAGCGTTCGTCACGCTCGCGCGGTCCGCCGTCCCGCCGAGATACGGGTTGTTCAGTTGCGCGCCATGCGCAAGACCCATGACAGACTGCGGCGCATTGATGCCCGCGCTCGTCTGCCCGATGTACTGATTCGATGCCCGGTCGATCTGGCCTGGCGTGTAGTCGCGCTGTCCGGACTGCACAGCCCCGAGGATGTTGCGCGCGCCCTGCGTCGCTGCGCCGAACTGATCCATCGTGCCGCGCGTCGCCGTGACAGCATCGCGCATGTCCTGCGTGATCTGGAACGGGTTCCCGCCGCCATACTGCGCCGCAGGCGTGCCGGCCAGCGACTGCGCCCGCTGCAGGATGTCTTGACCGTAAGGCTGCGCCCACGCCGGGACATCGGTCGTCGTCGTCTCGGTCTTCGGCGCATTGGCAGCACTGACGGCAGACAGCACGCCAGCCGCCGCCGGGATGACCGTGCTTGCGCCACCAAGCGCGGACAGCACGCCGCCAACCCCAGACGAACCGCCCAACGCCGACGCGCCAACACCCGCAGCCGTCAGGCCGGTTCCGAGCGCACCCCCTCCGACACTGGATGCCGTCGGCATGCCCCACGACGAGCCCGCGAGCGCCGCATTCAGCCCGCTCCCACCGGCTGCGCCACCTCCGATGCCCGTGCCTGCCGCCGAGCCCGCAGTGATCGCATCGACCGCAGCATTGCCGCCGGCCGCCGCCGCATTGAACGCCCCAGCACCGGCCGCACCAGTCGCACCAAGCCCGCCATTCACGAGGAACGACAGACCGCCGCCACCAGCGGCCAGCAGCGCCGCCATGATCTCCGGGTTCTCCCACAAGAACCCGTCGTGCCGATCTGCCTGCTGGAAGCGCACGTCCTGCAACTGCCCTGACGGATCGAACGTCCCGTAGTACCCGCCGAACTGACCGCCGCCGGCAGGGTCATAGTTCGGCGTCAGTTGCCGCGCCCATCCATCACCATACGGCTGATAGTCGCGCCCCTGCGAATCGGTGTAACGATAGATCCCGTCGCCGAGCGACTGCGTTGCGATGCTGCCCGCGCCCTGCGCATACAAGTCGCGCAGATACGCCTCCACCTGGGCATTGTTCATGCCCGAGAAATCGAGTGCCATGAGGCCCCCTCAGATAAGCCAGTAGTCCGAACCGTCGGAGAAGAACCGGCGCGACTGATATGCAGTCGTCAGCGACGTGGACGCAGCGCCGTCGATGTTCCCTGCGCTCGTCTGGATCGTGATCGTGTGCGTTGTGTTGTTGCCCCGCTTGACCGTGACGATCTTGCCGACCATCTTCGATACGGCCGGCAACGTGACCGCCATCGCCCCCGTCGGCTTGACCACGATCACATGATCGTTCTCGCCTGCCGAGTACGCCGCCGTCGCCGTGACGTGCAATTGCAGCCGGCCATCAGCGGCTTCGTTCAGTGCCTGGATGTGCTCGGCGAATTGCTCGCGCAGCGCACGCATGAACGTTGCATCTTCAGCCGACAGCGGCAGCCGAACGGCACCGTTAACGCGCCTCATTCATACCCCGTGTTCACGGCCGTGACGGTGTGCGACACCACTTCGACATCTCCCGTCCAGTCGAAGCGCCATTGATGCCAGCGCCCCTCTTGCAGCACGTCGAATTTCGTGCCGTCCACGCTCGTGATCGCGCCTGTCGTGAACGTGTCGCCGCGCGCCGTTTGAAACGATGGCGTGAGAATCGCCGCCGCAGGCGTCTTCCCGAGTCGGTAGTGCGGACGCACGCGAGAAACGAACGTCATGCGCTCGGGGTCGCCGACGTATCCGGTCTTACACCCGCTCGAGCCTGCCGGGCCGGTCAGCGATCGCACGACATGCGAGGTGTCGATGTATGCCGGAACCGGATTCCCGGCAGACCAGAACGGCGAGTCGTAGGCGATCGCAGGAAGATCCTCATACGTCGCGTAGCTGCTCCCGAGCGCGTCATACGTCAGCCCTGCCGCCTGGAACTCAAGCGCAACCTCAACGTCACGGTCGATGTGCCCCCACCGCTTCGTGCGGTAGTCGTACACCAGCACCGAATCGAGCGTTGCGCCCGTCGTCGGGTAGTGCCACAGGATGCGACCGTTGAGCCGATCATGCGTCGCGCGGATCTTGTAGATGTACGTCTTGTTCAGCCGCGCGAAGAACCATTCACGCACGCCTGCCGAAATGCTCACCGGCGTGGTGCCATCGAATCCGTAGATGTCTTCGTCACCCACGAAGTAGTGGGCATATCCCACCGAGACGATTGATTCCTGCGAGACAGCGCCGATGTCGGACGAGATCAGCGCCCAGCGCCAGACCTCAGGCGGGCCGACATACGTGCCACGATAGATGCTGCGCTTCTTGTACGCGATCACGTCCGCGCCAAGCCTGCGCAGGCCGAGAATCGCGCCCGGCGTGTCCACAAGCAGGCCCGAGGTGCACTGCGTCGTCACGCTCGGCACCCACGACGAATAGTCGTTGATCGCCGAACACCACCAACGATGCGGCTGGTCTCCGTATGACGTGCCGACACCCGAACCGGTGTCGTCGCAATCGGCCATCATCACGAAACCGGAGGCCGTCTCGATCACGCTCGCTTTCGGCGCGGTCACGTCAGCGAATGCACCCGATGCGCTGTACTGCAGCACGACCGACTTGCAGACCGCCAGCGACGTATTGCCGAACTGCGCCATGCGCCACGGCACATCGCCCGTGCTGTACGCGGTACCCCGAGAAACGTCCGTCCACGAAGTCGTCGCCGACTCATAGAGCGCAGTCGTTGTGCCAGCAATGAGCCGCGTCGATCCGTCGAGTTTCAGCAGCAGCGACGCGCCCGTGCACGCAGCACCCAGCGCAGGCTCTGTTGATGCAACGCCCGACGGTGCCGCAGCGTACCCGCGCACCGTCGGCACCATGTCGTCGCACTCGACAAGCACCTCCGGCGTCAGTTCGTCGGCGTCGGGCAGGAAGGACAGCATCAGTCGGACACCACATCAACGGCTTCGCGCTTCACGTCGTCAAGCGCCTTCGCGCTGTCGGCCCGCGTCGCAACGATTGCCGCGTCCACTTCGTCCAGACGCGCGCGCAGCTTCTCGCGCTCCCGCTTGAGTTCGTCCACGCGCTGTTGCGCAGACTCAAGCGCGCGCGCAGCCTTCAGCAGACCGCGCAGGCTCACGTCGCCGCCCGCAGGTCAGAGCCCGCATTGACCGCCTGCGCGGTCCCGCTGGCGTAGGCCATCATCCGCTTATGCGGGTCGAGGCTGCCGTACTGGCTGTTCACGGCGTTGACGGCCTCCGCGAAGAACTCGCGCCATACCGGAATGCGCGAATCGTTCACGAGAAACGGCGACGCCTCCAGCAGCGCCCCATACAGCAGCGCATCCGGACAGTTCGTCACGTACCAGTTCGTCGTTGCCGAGTCGGAGAGCGCGGTTTCCTTCTTCCAGTACGTCAACGACACGTCTCCGCCCGCAGTCCACGACGGCGCGACAACCAGCGTCGAGCCAACGAGCGTGTACGCCCACGGCACGGTGCCACCGGTCACGCGATCCACCGTATCCGGCGGCACGTAATGCAGCTCCGCACCGCTTGTCGCGAGCTTGGCGTTCGCCAGTTCCACGAACCCGGACGGCAGCGCAACCGACGTGCCGCCGCTGGAGATCGTCACGTTGCTCGTGGTCAGCAGCGCCGACACGCGCAGGCCGCGCGCGATGCGCCACTCAGCCATCGAAATGAAATCCGGGATGTTGCTCGTCAGGTCAGCGCGGTGCAGATACGCGGCAACCGTCGATCGAAGCGAGCCGTAATCAGTGATTGCCATCAGTACCCCCGCGAGATGTCATACGTCGAACCCCAATGCGGGATGTCCGACAGAAGTTGTTGCGGCCCGACCCATCCGACATTGCGCAGGCGCTCAAGCGCCGCTTCGTATTGCTGCGACCACATCGCAAGCGCCTCCGTGTCGCGCGTGAACGAAACCGACTCGATCAGCGCGCCATACAGGTAGAGGTTCGGCGACTGCTCAATCAGCCAGTTGCTTGCCACGGAGTCGGACAACGCAGGAATCCGCCGCTGATAGATCAGCTCCACCGTTTGCGCACTCGTCGTCGGCGGGCTGAACACGATCTGTTCGCCAACGAACGCGCAGCACGACGGTTCGCCCGTCGTCGTCGTGTCGTTGCGTACCGACGTTGCTGCCAGGATCGGCAGTCGCTTGATCTCGGACGACTTCACGAGCGCGACCGAAATCGGCGTCATCAGGTCGTCAGGCGTTGCGATGAACGTCGAGCCAGCATCGAGCGTCGCCTGTGACCTCTGCCACAGCGCACGCATGGTCGTCAGATCCGCCTGCATCCGCCCTTCCGCAAGCGAGATGAAGTCGGGAATGAGCGCGATTGCGTCGGCACGCTTGAGCCAGCGCGCCACCGCATCACGCAGTTCCGAATACGTCGTGATCGCCACGATTCAGCGGACGAGGCCCGAAGGCCCCGCCCATCCTCATCAGCCGTCGGCGTGCAGACGGCAGGCCCACTCGGGGCGCAGCGTCTTGTAGCCGTACAGCACGTCGATCCGACACGGGAACGACCGATCCGAGATGCTGAAGCCACGGACCAGCGCCATCGAAATGCCGTCGTAGACCTCACGCGCGGCGAAGTCCACGCCCTCCGGCATCGGCAGGTCAGCAGTCGCGAAGGTGAACGCATCGCGGTTGAAGACGAGGTTCGGCGTCAGGTTCTCCGACGCACCCGCGCCGACCTTGACCACCGCGCCATCGGCCACGAAGCCGCCCGCCGTCACGTTCTGACGACCGCCGCTCGTGTAGATGGCCGGCGACACCTTCAGATTGCCAGCGCCGCCCGCGTAGTCCTCGGTCACGACGAACTGCTGCAGCACGCCCGTCGAAACCTTCGTCTCCGGATGCACGCGGAACGTGCCGGCGAAGGTCACGATGTCGCCACGCTTGAACGTGTTCGCGCCAGTCTTCACCGTGACTTGCGCCGTGCCGTTGGTCGTCTGGTTGCCGTTCACCGCGTAGCCGGTGGTCTTGGCGCTCGTGCCAGTCGCATGATTCACGAGAAGCGTGTTCTCATAGATCGACTGGAACCCTGCCGTCTTGCCGATGATGCCGTCGCGATACTGCTTCGCAATGTTCTCGCTCGACTGGAACAGCCCCTTCGTGTCGGTCATGAACTTGACCGCAGCGTCAGTGCTCAGAATGGCCGAGCGCGCGTCGGTCGGCGTCAGGCAGTCGTTCAGGATCTTGCGCCCACCGAGCATCGTGGACAGCGCGAACGCCGCCGTGTCGCCGTCGAATAGGTTGTACACGTCCTTGTACATCGACAGCGCATCGGCTTCGATGTTCGCAGCCAGCACCGACATTGCCGGCTCGAGGATGCGGTCGCTGAAGTCGTCGAGCGACAGCGCGAGTTCCTGCGACGTGAACGAGAGATCCACGCCTTTGACGCTTGCCACTTGCAGCGTAGTCGAGGATTCGACGACATCCTGGATCGGCGAGTCCATCGTGATGCCGCTGCGGACCGTGTACTGGTTCGGCATGCGGATCTTCAGAGAGTCGCCGATCTTGGCACCGGACTTCGCGAACGAGTCATCGTATTGCCGGTTGATCGACCCGATGAAGTTGAGCTTCTGGTGCAGGATCGCGAGAGCCTTGCGCGTCACTGCGGTCGGCGTGAGGAGAGAGTTGGTCGGCATGGTTTAGCCTTTCTTGCGTGCGTTGTGCCGACGCATCCACTCGTCAATAGAAAGCTCGTCCGACAACCCTCGCGGGGCCGGCTTGTTTGCTTTCAGAGTGGTGATGGGCTTCGCCGCTGGTGCGGGCGGAGCCTTCTGCGTCGCGTTCTTGATCGCCTGGCGACCGACCATCGCGTCACGCATCGCCCGGACGAATCTCGGGCTCAGCGACTGCGCGAGTTCCTCGACCGTGTAGCCGTAGGTCTCGCGGATGAACTGCGACAGTTGGGCGCTCTTTTCAGGCGTCCACGATTTCTCGTCCGCTCGCAAAGCCTCTTCGGACTCCTGCAGCCGCTTGGCGATGTCTCGCTGCTGCTGCAATCCGCGCTGCTGCTGCGCTTCAGAGATGCGGCCTGCGAGCGCCTGACGCGCTTGCATGGCCTGCTGGTAGTCGATCCACTTCGCCTGGGTGGCAACAGGATCGTTCTGGTTCTCCGCCTGCCAGTTGACGTTCTGATACTTCGATAGAACGCCATCGACGAGGCGAAGGTTCGCAAGGTCGTTGAGATGCGCTTCCTCGACTTGCGCGCGCTGCTGGATCTCGGCTTCCTTCGCCTCCAGTGCGCGCCGCGTCTCCGCGATCTCCTGAGTCTTGCGCGTGTAGTCCGACTGGCGCATCAGCGCGTCTTTGAGTTCCTTCGGAACGGCGTACTTCTTGCCCTCCCAATCGACCTCTTCGACTTCGCTTTCGGCCTCGTCGGTCGCCGCACTCTCGACTTCCGATTCATCGGCTTGGTCGTCGTGCGACTCGCTCACGTCCTCTGCGGACGTGTCTTGCTCTGCGACTTCCTCGTCGGGATTGGTCGCGACTTCTTCGGTCATAGACCCTCAGAAATGAAAAACGCCGCCCGGAGGCGGCCTGTTGGCATTGGGAATGCGCTCGTCAGTTCGGCATCTGTGCCGCCTGCTGAACGGGCATTCCTGCGGGCACATCCGGCGCTTGCGGCGTCGGAGTGATTCCGTTGGGCGCGAGAAGCTCGCGCACCGTCTGCATCGATATCGCCGCGACTTGCTCGGGCGTCATCGCCTGCGCCTGCATGACTTGCAGCCGCTTGGTCTCGGCGTTGTACTGATCGACCTTCAGTTTCTCGATCTCCAGCGCACGATCGGCTTCGGCTTGTTGGAGCCGCTGCGCGAGCTGCTGCAACTGCTGATGCATCTGCTGCATTGCTTGCTGCGCCTGCTGAAGCTGCGGGTTCTGCCCCTGCACCTGGGGCGGCAGCATCGCGGCCATGCGCTGCGCGACCTGATCCGCATCCGGCCAGTCTTGCGCCTTGGCGATCATGTCGCCCAGCAACGGGCCAGCCTGCGGCACCGCGCGCACAAACTCGGTCATGCCGATCGCGGCCTCTTCGCGGCGCGACGTGAACGAAGGACCCGCCTGCACCGTCACGTCGTACTTGCCCACCGTCAAGTCGTGCATTTGGATCGACCCGTCGGGCATCTTCTGTTGCGCATTGACCCTGACGGCCTGCGCAGTGCGCCCGTCCTCACCGAGAACGCGCACGACGCGATTGGTGTTGTAGACGTGCGGCAGGATGCCGACGACGATGCGGCCGAGGTGCCGGATCGCCCGCGACAGGTTGTCGATGAAGTGAAACGTGCTGATATCGCCTTCGCGCTGCCGCGCCATGATTGCGCGCCCGCTCGTCTCGTTGCTGCGCGCGCCGAGCGAAGCGTCATAGATGCCGAGGATAGACTTCATGTCGTCCTGCGCGTTCGCAGCTTCTTGCAGCGACGCAGCATCCGGCCCCATGAACGGCACACGCTGCGGCGCAACCGGACCGTCGTATTCGAGATATGCGTGCGACCGACTGTTGGCCGTCGCCCACTTCTCGGGGTCAATGCGCGCAAAGCCCTTCGGCCCGAGCCACGGTGCTTTCGGCGCAAGCGCGACCAGCTCGGACGACGACGTGCGCCAGAAGTTGAACATCCGCTGCGCGTCTTTCGCCTGATGGATCAGCGAGCGCAAGTACCGCTTGCCTTCGATGACGATATCCTCGCCATAGACTGGCACGACCGGGATGTAAATGCCGGGGAACTCGTTGTCCTCGAGCACTTCCGCGCCGCTCAGAATGCGCTGCCGCACCTTGTACGACATGCTGTCGCGCTCGCCCGTCACCGTCACGCCCATCGCGAACAGCACGTCCTGGCGGGCAATGAAGTCCTGCTCCGTCAGCACCATGCCATTCGACAGGCGCAGCAGCTTCATCGGCACTTCGTCGCGCGTCCAGTACTCGGCGACTGTGATCTCGTCGGCATCAAGATCGCGCGCCGTGTCCACCGCGTCGAAGGACGACTTCTGCGCCTTCTTCCACTTCGCTTCGAACTCGTCATCGGTAAACCGCTCGATGACGTGGCATACGTTCCAGTCCGACGAGTCCGCACACTCACTCGACGGATCGCCGTAGATCGTCAGCGGGTCGGAAACGCGCTTGATAACGATGTCCTGATCGAACACGTCATGACGCGCGTATTCGGTGGCGACACGGATGTACCCGATCCCGCCAGACACCGCCGTTTCGATGGCCGTGTCGTATGCAACGTCGGCATTGCTCGCGTACTCGATCTGTCGAAGCAGACCGGAGATGATCTCCGCAGTGCGGACATCGCCCGTGTCATCCACCGGATGGACCTTGATCGACGGCTTGTTCTGCCGCGCGTCGTTGACCACCTGTCGAATAAACGACGGCATGCGATTGATCGTCATCACCGGACGACCTTCGCGTTCGCGCTGCCGACGGATCGCCTCGGGCCATTGCTCGCCGAGACGCGCGAACCGCATATCCTCGATGTACGACTCGCGGTTCTCCGACTCGTGCTCAACGGCGCGGTCGAACGCCTCGCGTGCTTCGGCGATGATGTCCTTGTCGCTCATTGGGGAGTCCATGTAGCCGGGCCGGCAGACTGCGCGACCCACGATGCAGCGCCCGGCGTCTGCGGAGTCCACAGCAGCGAGCCTGCGCCCGAATACGTCAGTGTCGCGGCATTCATCGACACGCTGTACGACGTAGCGTCAGCCGTCAGCCTGTACGCACGCGCGAACGCTGCCGTCTGCCCGCCGACCGAATACGATCCCGCCGCCGCAACCAGCTTGCGACCGACAAGCAACGATGCCGCGCTACCAGTGACAGCGAACGACCCAGCGTCCGCCGTCATCGTGTAATGCGTGACGCCGCCGCTGTAGCTCAGGACAGCATCGTTGCCGGTGACTGAATACGCGGCAGCATTGGCCGTCAGCCTGCGGCCGACATACAGACCAGCCGCCGCGCCGCTGTACGCATACGAGCCAGCATTGGCCGTCAGCCTGCGCGCAACACGCATCCCGGCGTCGGCGGCACTCACAGAATACGTGCCGGCGTCAGCGGTCAGCGTGTACTCCCCTTCAGCGTAGCCCGCCGTCCAGTAGCCTGACTCGACGTAGAGCGCCACTACACCACCCGCAGCCAGATGAAGGGCGCGAACCCCCCGCCCGTGAACGTCGGGGAGCCGAACGACGACGGCAGTGCGCCGCTGTTCGCCGCGTAGCAGCACGAGTCGTTGCCGGTGCTGGCCGACATGCCCAGCAGGTTGTAGCCGTTGACCCCGGCCCAGGTGATCGACGGGTCGGATGCCGAACCCGTCATCTGCACCACCAGCCAGTACACGCCCGCGTCGAGTTGTTTGCTGATCGTGATCTCGCGCGTGCCCACGTCACCCGTGCCGCAGTTGATCGTGCCGGCGTCCAGTACCAGCGCGTCAGGCTGCCCGCCCGCGTCGCTGTAGATGCCCAGCCGCGCCACGCACGATGCGACCCCGGTGCCGAGCGTGAAGCCGATCTTCGTCCACGTCTTGCGCTCTGCGGCCACCCACGGCGCGGCCCACATCACCGAGCGCGACGTGGCCGTGTTCGCGTACAGCGCCACG